GACATCGCCACCCTCACCCGTGGCTCGGTCTGTCCACAAGCCGGCCTTCTCGCCGTCGATTACGACCTCAAGACTCCGGCCTGGACTCCCAAGGATGTCGCCGATATGGAATTTCCCGTGACGCACTTCGCCGGCGGGGAATAAATGGCGAAGTACGTCCTCTATTCGAGCCAGGAGTGTGGTTCGGACTTCTTCTCGAATACCATCTCCGGTGTCGGCGCCATGGGATGTCGAATCATTGTAGTCAAGCACGCTGACCTCCCATCTTGCTTACAGGGAGGTAACCGGTCTTAACCGCAATTTCCATCACAAATTCCGGATTGAGATCCACCAGATCACACCAACCTTGCAGTTGGCCATTGTGGAAGAAACGGCGCGCGTTGCGGCGGGCATCCCGGGATGGGCCACACAAATCAACGAAGGCCTGTTTGATGACATTCACGCAGAGCCGTGATTCGGGGCAGATGTAATTCACGTGGCGGAGCAGTAGCCGTTCGACGGTCGAGGTGCGAATCAGCGGTTGGCTGCGATGTTTGACAGTTCGGACGTCGAATTCGGGATTTGGGGCGTTCATGATGGGCTCCAGCAACGATTGACCCAGTTGCAGTATTTGCACTCGTAATAGCCCGGCTCGGTGGCGATGCGCGGCAACTGCTCGCCCGCTTCAGTGGCCTGGATCACCCGCACCGCGCGGTCCGACATGCGCTGCGCCAGGCCGCCGTCGAAGGGGACAAGCTCTGACCAGAGTTCCTGAGTGTCTTTGTTGATGGCCGTGAACAGCGCCGGGTTGGATGAGATGCCAGGAATCGAGGCTTCCATGTAGGCCTGATAGGTGGCGATTTGGGCGGCATAGACGGGCTTGGTAATCGCCACACCTTTCTTGGCGGTGTCGCGCCAGTTCTTGTCGTTCATGGTCTTGCACTCCCAGAGCATCGGGAATGTCAGGTCAAGATCGGCGGGCGCGCCGGCGATGACACCGTCCACGTGGCCTTGAATACGGCCGTCGGCAACAGAAAAGCCGAATTGGCCGCCACCCTTGCGCTGGGTATACAGCTCGAAACCGGCCAGGCGCAGCCATCGGATCGCAAGTTCTTCCAGGGCATGACCGACTTCAAAAATGCGCAGAGTGCGTCCGGCGAACTCGGCGCCGGGATCCACCGGTGTATCGGCGTATTCATACTGCAGTGCTCGCTCGCAAGCGACGCCCAGACGGGAGGCTCCGAGGTATTGGCGCTTTTCGCGAGCAATGTTTTCTGCCTGCAGCGCGGTATCCAGGAGAGCCGTGAGCTTCTCGTGGAATTTGGGTTGATGGTTAAGGTCGATCATCAGAAGGGGATCCTTGAGTGGGTGCCCGAAGGCTGTTGTTTATTGGCCACACGTTGTTCGAAGAAGGCGCGATCCGTGGCGGCCATTCGCTCGTGTTCGTCGAGCATGTGGGCCTGGTAGGCATCGATCACGACTTCGATAAAGCGCAGGACTTCTTCCTTGCGGTAATCGGCCAGGGGGCGATTCATGCCGATCGAAGCGACGTAGTCACCCAGGGGAGTCAGTGCGGCGTTCATGGCGGCAAGTTCCAGGTCGGAGGGATCAATCACGGCACCCTCCTGCACTTGGGTCAGTCGCGCAATCACCTTGGAATAGGCGCTCAGGCAGCGCATGGAGCAAAACACCCATCGATCGGATTCGCGGCGCGGGTTGGAACGTGGCAGCGCGGCATTGAAGTAACTGAAGCCGCGCGCCTGGCGGGAGCAAATGGCACATGTCACGCGGCCTCCCGATAAGTCTGGTTAGCCGCCTGTACCACCCGCCTGATGGAGTGTTTATTGAACTGGAACGTCAGGAGTGCCGAGGCCTGATAGCGGGTAAGTCCGAAATCAGCGCGCAACTCTGTGGGGAGATAGCGCAGTTGCCCCTCGGTCGGCCCTTCGTTTAACCAGCGCCGGGTTTTGTGGGCAGCATCATCGGTCTCCTGCTGATTCAACCAGTCATTGGCCTGCGCCAGGCATACTGTTCGATCACCGACGCCCAGGAGCCGCGCCTGGCATTTCTCCAATCCGCCTACGGCGTACCAGCGACCTTCAAGGAAAAACACGCCGCTCCAAGCCTTGAAGCCAGAGGCAAGCAGAGCGCAGTCATCGCCAAAGAGATCGCACCAAGAAAAGTTCGACCGCCTGAGCAAATCGATCTCCGACATCACAAAATTGTCGAGTGCGTCCTTGTCTTCCCCTATCTCCTTCTGGAATGAGTGACCACACAATGGGCATTCTTGGGATGCCAGCGGAATCAGGGCGCCGCACTCCGGGCATTCCTTGGTGGGCGCCACGCCACTTCCTTCAAAGCCGTCGAGATCCACTTCCTGCTCCAGGCTGCCGTGCACCAGCGAGGCGGTCCCGAAATCGAGCACGATACAGTCGGTCTTGATAACGCCAGGATGCTCGTCGGGATCAACCACCCGAAGCCCCCGGCCGATCATCTGGATCATCGTGGATTTATAGGAACTCGGACGCAGCAGGATGATGCAAGAGGTCGGCGTGTAGTCGTAACCTTCGGTGAGCACCGCCACATTGACGACGACCTTCAGTTCACCCGTCTCAAACGCGGCCAGGACGGCTTTACGTTCGGTTTGCGGCATATCGCCATACACAACGGCAGCCGATACGCCATCGGCGAGAAACGCATCGCGGACGGCATGGGCATGCTCCACCGTGGCGCCGAAAGCAATCGTCTTGCGCCCGGTGGCACGCTCTTTCCAGTGACGTACCACCGCCGCATTGACGGGTGAGGTGTTCATGATGGCTGCCACGGCATTCATGTCGTAGTCCTCAGCCAATTTCTTCACGCCATCCAGTGCTTCCCGGGTGCCGACGTCGATAACGAAAGTACGGGGGGCCACCAGATGGCCAGAACGGATGAGTTCGCCCAGCCGAATCTGGTCTGCGACGTTGGAAAAAACCTCGCGCAGACCTTTGCCGTCACCCCGGTTGGGGGTGGCCGTGACCCCATAAATCAAGGCATGGGGATTTCTGGCAAGGGTGGCGTCGATCACTTGCCGATAAGTGGACGCCGCACAGTGATGTGCTTCGTCTATGACCAAGAGATCGAGTACCGGAAGTTGCTTGAGATTGCGAACCAGCGTCTGAACCATTGCAAAAGTGGCCTGACCTTCCCAGGATTTCTGACGAGAATCGAATACGGAGGTGCTGATGCCTGGATTGAGCCGCGAGAACTTGGTCTGGTTCTGCGCCGTGAGTTCGTCGCGGTGGGCCAGTACGCAGGCCTTGGCGTCCGGATGATTGAGGAATTCGCCTGCAGTGCCGGAAAGACAGATGGTCTTGCCGGCACCGGTCGGGGCAACCCCCAGCGTATTGCCGTGGGTCTTGAGTGCCCCGACGCAGCGCGTGACGAATTCACGTTGGCGTGGTCGGAGAATCATGGCCGGTCTCCTCTATTGCGCCCAGGCGGGACGGGAAGGAACGCCGGAGGATGCGGCTGGTGCCCCGGTGCTGGCTGCAGGCGTCGGTGCCGGCGCACGGGCAATCGCCCCCATCAGCGCGGCATAGTCACGGTGATCCGGCTGGATCGCCGCCTTGACCACATTCTTGTCGTCGCCGTTTTGATCCTTTTCCACATCAATGCGGGCGATGAACTCGACGCCGTCCAGATCAGCGAAGCCACGGATGCGCCGCGATGTTTGGGCCTGTTGCGACTGATCGGTGGGGTGAATGCTGCGCGCCGAATTGAGGATGGCGCGCAGAAAGCTGCGGCCCATATTGGTCCAGTCGGGTCCCTTCGGGCTGTAGAGACCGATCAGGCCGAATACCACGCGCTTCGCGAAGGGCCCTTCGAGGATGGTGAACTTGGCGTTGAGATACACCGAATTGGTTTTGTCGGACCGCGAGGCATAGCCACCGGTCCAGCCCTGCGATGCGTCGTCGTAGCCACCCGGGCGGATGGTCATGATGACTTTGGCCAGGGTTTTGGGCGGAATCAATGCAAAATCGCGCTGCTCCTCGGCATCATTGAAATCGGACCAGGCGGCGTTGTTGGAATAGCTGTTCATCGAAATTCTCCTGTGCGTTACTGCGCCTTGGGCGCGGTGATCTTGGAAATGAGGCGGCCGAGGTGTGGCTCTTCGACGGCATCGAGGCGGCCGGAGCGGTCTTTGGCGGGGTAGCCCCAGGGATTCATGTGCTGGCAGACGAAGGCGCGATACGGGGCGCCGTCGTCGCCCTTGAGGACGACCATCGAGATGACCTGGTCAAGGATCCCGGGAAGTTCCAGCGAGGCCTTGGAGCCGTCGATCTGTGGCGAGAACACCTTGCGATTGAAATCGTCCAACTTCTCGTCGAGGATGCCAACCAACCACACGTCCTTGCTACGGATGTGCTGCCATTGGGTGAGCCAGGCGATCAGTTCGGTGCCGTGGAGACCGTATGCGCCGCGGTTGTCCGGTTTGCCGGTTTTTTCGCTATAAGCCTGCGGTTGACCCTTGGACCACTGCAGGCACAAGCGGCCGGCCACGGTGATGGAGTCGACAAAGATCAGCGAATATTTTTCCAACTGCGCGGGATCGCCGTATTGACCGCACACTTGGGCATAGTGGGCCTGGCTGTAGGCCTGGTCGTCACGCAGCGCCGGATTGGGGCCGCCAATGAAACAGGCGAGATCACGGCAC